GCGAGTTCTTGGCTCGAGTATTCTTATGGGTGTGCCCCTTTGTTCGTGGATATTGGTAACTCGATATCCCTGTTGGAGAGTCCGTTTCCACGCTCTCAGATCCGTCAGCGTGTCCGTCGGAGCGTGTCTTCTTGGAAGACGCACACCTATGGCACTTACGGCGATCGTCAAACGCGCAACAGCCAAGTGGACATTCAGGTCGTCATGGGGGCTTACGCCACCATCGATAACCCGAATCTTTTCCTCGCCTCTCAGCTCGGATTCACAAATCCGGCTGCGGTCGCTTGGGAATTAGTTCCGTTCTCCTTTGTCTTCGATTGGGTCGTTAATGTTGGCGACTTTTTGGAGAGCTTTTCCGCTTTCCATGGAGTCAACCTTCATACGCCTTATTCGACTGTAAAAGCGACGGAACGAGTCACATTCATGGAGTCTCACCCTGACGTCACTCACATTGAGCCTTCGGCTCAGTGGGGTAGCATCATCGTGGGTTCCACCGTGACTAACGTCCAGCGGCAGACGTCGATCCCGAGCGCTAAGCTCGGTGTCCGAAAGTCGGGCTTTCTCAACCCGACCCGTGCCGCAAATGCCATCTCCCTGCTTGTTCAGGGTCTTCGTTAACCTTTCTGCTCCTTAGGAGTCTCGTTATGCCCACTTTGGCAAACATCACTATCAAGAAAAATGATGGTACCACTGACATCACGTACTCGGGTGTCGTTCCCTCCAGCGGTGACTCCACCGCTGCCGTTTGGAAAAGCACGACCGTCGGGTCTGCCGCGGCTCATCAGCCTGAAGCTCGACTCGTCGCTCGTGATTCGGGTGACAAGAAGAAGCGCGCTCTGCGCCTCACCTTTTTGTATCCCTCTCTCCAGACGGACTCGACCACCGGTCGCACGACTGTTGTCAATAAAGGTTTCGCCACTCTTGACGTTACCTTTGACAAAGACATGCCGACGACCGATGTGAATGAGTTTGGCGCTCAATTGACGAATTTTATCGATTCGTCGCTTATTATTGAGTGCATCAAGTCGGGCTACTCGGCGACTTAACTGTCGATCGCCGCCTCGGCGGCTCTCTCAACCCCTAGGGGTGAGCCTTTCGTCTTACTTGAAACTCATTATGACACCTGACGTGCATGATTTAGCCCTCTCCTACATGGAAGGGCTGGGGTCCTCGGTTGCTCTCAGCGTCGCTCTGATGCTGAGATACGCCGAGTATGATCAACTCTCCGCTAAGGAAGTTGATCCCTCCCAGTACGAGTGCCCTGATGCCTTCTTCCGCGACGCAGCTGCTGTCGCATTCCTGAAGAAGGCCGATTTCCTGCCTCTCCCTCAAAAGGACCGCGTGAAGCGGACCCTCGAGAAGTGGCATGAAGCTGAGCGCTCGTGCTTCCGCGCCAATCGTCGCCTCTCCTTCCTTCTTAGCGGTCATCCGAGTTCCGGTGACCCAAACGAAGGACCTATTCGACGTTTCGTCGAACGGGTACAGAAAAGGATACTTGACACGATTGGTTCCAGCTGCCCTCCTTTTACGGGAAGGTTCGGACCGGGAGCTACCCTCAGTGACACATCTCGACAGTGTAGTGTGTTACACAAAATGTCTTCAAAGATGACAGCGACATTCCCCGCTTGGGTTCATCTGCGCTCCTGGTCGGAGTGCGGGTGGGCCCGAGCGTGGAAGACACGTCACGAGGATCTTACTGAAGTGCGCGGCAACGTGTATTTTCAGGTACCTAAGACCTCCAGGGTTGATCGACCTTGCTGTAAAGAACCGTCATTGAACGGCTTTATCCAGCTTGGCATCGGTTCAGTCTTGCGCCAACGCCTCCGGGCGCGCGCTGGACTAGATCTGGATAGAGATCAAGCTAAACACCGTGAGCTCGCAAGAGCTTCTAGTGTCACTGGCCATCTCACCACCCTCGACTTGTCATCGGCTAGCGACACCATCTGCAGCACTCTTGTCGAAGTGCTGCTCCCGTCGGACTGGTTTCAGCTTCTCAGCTCTGTCCGCTCTCCTTTGACTCGCGTCAACGGGAAGTGGTACAGGTTGGAGAAGTTCAGTTCTATGGGTAATGGCTACACTTTTGAGCTCGAGACGCTCCTTTTCTGGGCCCTCACCTGCGAGGCCGTTCTGGCTAGCGGTGGGGATCCGTCGAGGGTTAGCGTCTACGGGGATGATATTATTATCCCTTCGAGCTCTACAAGTGCAGTTGTCGCGACTCTCCAGTACTTTGGCTTCTCGCTTAACGCTCGTAAGAGCTTCCGCGATGGCTATTTCCGAGAGAGTTGTGGGGGCGATTTCTTCAAGGGCAACCCTGTAAGGGGCCACTACCTAAAGGAATTACCCAATGAGCCTCAAAAACTCATCTCCCTTGCAAACGGAATTAGGCGCACTGCTCTCAGTTTGTGCCCTTCTCGTTTGCGTGATTCTGGGCTGCTTCTCTGCTGGCTACGTGTTCTTGACCGGATTCCGGCAAGTATCCGTCGCTGCAGAGGCCCTGAGTCACTCGGGGACGTCGTCATCCACGACGACCCCGAGTTCTGGGACACACGGCCGGACCGCGAGCATCCCTGGACCTTCCAAATCAGAGCCTTCTGCCCCACCCGCTATCAGCGAGTGAGGTTTGAGCGCTTCGATGACGAGATCCAGTTATCTGCGGCTGTCTACCTATTAACCACGGACGAAGACGAGCGGGGCCACTATGTGGT